GGGAAACAACGTTTGTCGGAACAATGGAGCGCTCTAGAGAGTGCACTCACCTTGAGCTTTCGTAGCTACACGAAGCTAGCCCCCTCGTCCAGTCCTGAAGACCGGACAGCCTGGAGGGGTCTCTGGCTGCTAGCCGAATGGTTCTACTTGACAGCTATCCATATGGGACCCTGGAGTCTCGGGAAAGCCCTCAAGCAGTTCGCTACAGAAGCTCAAGCCTTTGCTGTGGGTGCACCCAAACGAGCTCAGAAAGTGAAGTACGCACCATACTTCACATCGTTCATCCGTGGGTCAATGGTTTCTAATTGGACCCGGCAGAACGCCTGGATCTTCTCTAACCTGGGAAGGTCTCTGCCCCCGCCGCCAAAAGGCGAGTTTCGCGGAAAGTCTCCGAAGGGAGGAGACTTCTGCGACAGAGACCTAGCAAGTTGGAAGGAGAGACTCTGGGAGTCTGCCCCCAATGAAGACCGGAGCGTCCTGTACGGAAGAGTACAATCATACGTGACAAAGCGTGTGAAGGCACTCATCCGACGGGAAGAGAAGGCTACAGGCATGCCTGCAACGCTCTCTGCAATAAAGCTGAACACTTCTGGCTCGCTAGAGCGTAACGTGAAATCAGGAGGCGCATATGCGTTCTATCTGGACCGAGCCAAGGAACTTGTCGGTAATCCCGAAAACGAGATTACCTACGAGCGGCCACCAAGACCGCCGCGAGAAGCGACGGTCATGGATAATGAGCCGCACGGAAAGTACCTTGGGGGAGGTCCTCAAGATCCGCTGACGTGGAGTGTCGTCTACATGTCGGCAGCCCAAACGAACTGTCCGCACACGGTTAACGCGTGGGGACAACCAGTTTCGGCCGTCAACGCACCCATCCCGCGACCAGAGCCAAGGTTGCAGGAATGGATGCCAGCGAATGTACGCATTGAAAGATTTAAGGCCTCGGTGGAGGAGCTCGTGCTGGAACACGTCCAACAGACACTCGACGAGTACACGCCGAGCAAGGGGCTTCAAATGAAGCCTCTACTCCTCCCCGAGAGAGGCCAAAAACATCGCATAGCAACCATTTCTCCCGCGTCCGCCGTGGTGAGCGGACAGAAGATAAATGGATTGCTAATGCGCCTTCTAAAACGGTCATCCGTCTTCAACTTCTCCTTGAGTGGGTCCCGGGGAACCCCCAGGAACATCAAGGAGGGCGTAAGAAGGTATGCCAGCAATCCGAAGTTCATAGGAACCTCGGCGGACCTAAGTGCTGCAAGTGACTGGATCCCACACGACCTTGGAAAGGCTGTGTGGGCCGGTATCTGCAACGCGGC